TTTTTGAATAGTGCCACCTGCAGCTACACGAACAATATCCCCGTTAAAAATCGCAGTGTTATAAGTACTTGCGATTGGCAATAAACGGGTTGCACCAGCGTAGGGTTTGCCATCTACACTGTTGATTGGTGTTAAGCCATAGGGAGCATCAACGGTTGGATAAGCCATTTGTTTCTCCTAAAAGTTAAAGTTATTTACTGCCACTACCAAACCCACTACCTTTAGTTGTTGTGCTCTTGCGATCACTAAACAGGGGCATGCGGGCGTCACTATTACGTAGAAAGCTGTTGTCTACAGATTCCATTTGATTACGAGCTTTTTGGTCGTAATAGGTATCTCTAGCTTCAGCCATCTCTCTTGGTTTCTTACATAAAAGCAATCCACCAATTTCAACATTACCATCCTTATTTGCTTGAATCTGCAATTCAGGATGATCCACTGCCTTACATGGCACCCAGTGGTCACGGAACTTCTGAGACACGTTAGTGTCGTTCGGTTGTCCAGCGATCGCTGTTGCTACCCAGTGAAACACATAGTCTGGGTCTGGTGTTGGATCAGGCAATGAACTCGGTGGTTTGTAAACATAACGAGTTTCGTTTTTTTCGCGGGTTTCTAAATCCCGTGGTGTACGTTTATTAGTCATTTTTAAATCTCCAGTTTAAGAACTTCTTGTGCATATTGTTTGTGGGATAAGCCAAATTTATCTGCCAACCTTTGTTGGGTTGTAGTTAGTTTGACTACTTTCTTTGCTCCAGTAGAGCGAGAAGAAGAGGCCACTACAGTTGCAGGTTTCTTAACTGGATCAGCCTTTCTGTCAGCCGACTCAGAAATGCCCAATAACTCAGGGAACACCTGTTTTAAGCGCCCATCTACACGAGCGAAGTAATCATCAGAGCGGGGGTCGATTCCCGTAGCAACTAGTTTTTGGTGCAGCCCTAGTGCAAAAGCTGTCATTTCTTCGTATCCCGGAGACCCAAACCACTGGTTTTTTGCTTGCCAGCGCAAGGTTTTATCGTCGAGTCTCGTTGTTTCTTGGGACGATGATTGCATTTGTACAGCAGAATTTTCGTTTTGTAAAGGGGTTGGACGGAAATTTTTTGCAGACTCTAATTTCATCTTAGCGTCTGTTAGGTTTTCTTGTGCCTCAAGCATCGCATCAGAATCGTAAGACTCTTGTGCTTCTTTGTACTTGCGACGTGCCATCTCCATTTCCGCTTCAGCCTTAGCCTGCAAGGTTTCTGCGTAGGTAACTTCACCATTTTTTACGTACTCTTTGAGCTTGCGGTTCTCTTCCAAGATCGCTGCAGCCATACGCTCAAGCTCGTCTTTCTCACGAGAAACTGCTTCTTTAGCACGTCTTTCATCATGCCTTGCGTGGGTTAATTGTTTGATGCGATTTTGAGCGCCTTGGGTGTAGTTCTCAATTTCTTCATCCGTAGGGTCTTCGACTTCTTTATCAAGAGGTCTAGCTCTGCGATCGTTTTCAGGGGTGTCGTCTTCGATCTGAATATCAACGTCACCTTCGGCGTCAATATCTATATCAAAATCAGCTTCGGGTTTACCCTGATCTTCTTCGATCTCATGCGGGAATTTGTAATCATTGTCTGCCATGTGTATCTCCTTTAAACGCGGGTAATGCCGCGTGGGTCTTCAACAGTTGCTTCAACTTGGTCATCATTAATCAAGCGAAACTCTTTTCCGTGGATTTTTAGACGGGTTCCTGTATACGGACGGGTGATAACGAAGTCGCCTTCTTTACACCACGCACCTTCTGGGAACTTTTCGGAGTCATAGGCGCTGGGCCCCAATTTAATAACAAACAGCACTGGCGAGGTCAATTCCTCGATTTCCTTGGTTTTATCTGCCTTAATAAGCCCACTGTCGTATGCGTCGTCGGGGTCGATTAATGCACAAAGCAAACGCCAACCTTTGGGGTCGGGTAGTGCTTTTGCCTTATCTTCTGCTGCTGCTTCTTCGTACTCTTGGTCCACTTCTGGGGCTTTAATGCCCGGCGGCAGGATTAATTCTGTTTCCGGTAATGCGATGGTTTCACTCATCGTTATCTTTCTCTATGTTTTCAGCGAGGTCAATTAAGTGGCGCTCTGCATAGGCTAGACCTCGAATCACCCCGCAAAGCTCTTTGTACTGCTCAAAGGACGCGCACTGACCATTTGCCAAATCGTCAGTGAAATTGTTCATATCCGCACGAAATTTATCGCGTAACACCTGTAAAACATTCATGGTTAGTACATCCATTTGTTACTCTCCTTTTGGTTTTTTGCGCATCATGTCTTTTGTTTTAGCTATATCGACACCGATTCTTGTACCTTCAAGCTGCTCTCTCATTTCCATTTCTTTGGTTTTTACCTTGTTTTGCTCGGTAAGTTTGACCATATCCATCTCCAGCTTGGACGAAAGTTCTTGTTTCTTAAGGTTAAGTTCGTCAACCCTAGCAGCGCCGTCAATCTGCATCTTCTGCTTCTTGAGCTCCAGCTCGCCCTGTTTAATCTGCAATTCCTGCATCTGCATCTGTAATACAGGGTCTTGCGCGTTTTGCTGGGCTTGCTGTTGTGCAGCCATTGCTTTGGATTCTGCGAGCACTTGTGGTGCTGCTTCTGCCATGAGGCGACTGATCTCTTTTTCCAGCTCTGGTGGCAACTCGTCTTCTGGGTTCGGCAGTGCTACGCCAAGCGCCAGCTCGATCTTGTTTCTGTAGGCATAGCCGACGTGCTCTGCGATGTGCGCTTGCATAGATCCCATGATTGCCTGAGCCTGTGGGTTCTGTCCAATGAGTTGCTGTACGATTGGGTCCGTCATAGCGAATTGGTGAACCTTGATGTGCGCTTCGTGATCTTGGTAAGCAAACGCCTTGAGCGGCTTGCCACGCAATGCGTTCTGGTTTTCCGTTACAGGATCTTTTGGCTTCTCGTCATCTTCCAGCGGCACGAGCTTGTTAGCATGTTTGATACCCAACACATCTAACATCTGACGGTGCAGGAACGGCAAGTCATAAATCTGTGGAGCCATCTGCGCCATCTGAATAACGGCTTGGTACTGGACAACTCGTTGGGAAAGAGTTGCTGCATTTGGATCTGATACAGGAATTACCTCAACGATGCTGTAGTCCTCACGCTTGGCGCTGGGACGACCTTCTTCTGGCTCGTAGGTGTAGTCAGGATCAGTGTAGTCACGGATCAAACCAGCAATAAGCTGCAGTTCTTGCTTGAGAGCGTAGTGAACACGGGCTTGTACCGCTGACATAACTTTTAAACTACGCTCAAGAATCGCAAGCGTTGTACCCACTGGCGCCTGATTAGACATGTCGCTAATCTTCATATCAGATGTTGCGGCAAAACGACGCGCTTCATCAATGATCTTGTCCATCAAACCAGACAGAACCACCGAAGGCTCTTTGTATGGCAACGGCAGAATGTTATCGCGGATCGAACCACTACCTACATCTACGTCACGGAACTCACCCGGTGCAATCGGTGTGTCATCACCTTTTATACGCAAGCCACGGGCTTTGAGACCGCCGGGCAAGTTGGAGAGGGTTCCGGCGTCCACGAGCTGACGCATGATGCTAGTAGCAGACTTAGCGTAGCCACCAATAAGATGGAACAGACCAAAACCGTACGAGCCATAGCCCGGAATGTATTGATAATGTATGAAATGATGGCGTTTAAGTTTGAGATCATCGTCTTCTCTCCAGTTGCGGCGAATAGCTAAAACCTCGTTGGTTCCACGAAGCATGGTTACTACGTAAGGCAGCGCAATGCCGGTAGGCTCGCCGTCTTCGTCTTTATCTTCGTAGCCCTCGATGTCAAGGTCAACGTGTGACTCGTACAGCTCAAAGCGATCGTCGTTTGACGCAGAAAAACCAGTCTCTTTGTCTTTGCTTTGCTGAATGTCACTTAAAAATTTATCCGGCTCACCTAGCTCAATGTCACGGTAAAAACCCGCATTCATTAGCTTTAACAGCTCGTTTTTAGTCTTGCGCATGCGGTGCGTGATGCGGTGACACGTATTTATCTCACTAATCCCATACGGCAACATGATGTCTTCAGCAGGTATAAATACCGATACTGGACGCCCAAGGCTTGGGTCGTAGTACACCTTCTTAAACGCCGAACCAGCACTCGGCAGGTTCCAAAGCATCTTCTCGTGCTCAGGTCTGTACTCAGGCATCTTCTCTGTGAGCTGGTAATTCATGTCATCTTCGACACGCGTAGCCGCATCTTTCTTCTCTGGGGTGTCACGCCCAATTATTTGCGTACGTACAGGGCCTTTGGCTGGAAAGGTTTCCATGATGGTATCTGACTGGAAGCGCACTACTGCTTCTGTAATCATCGGGTGGAACACGCCGCAAGCGCCATCCCAAGGTTCTGTTCGCTCTTCAAACTTCAAACCCAAGAGCGTAATGCCCTCTTTGTACATCTTCTCCCAGTCGGAGCGAGAGCCGATGTCGTTATCAATATCTTCTGAAAGGTCAGATGCAAGCGACTGCAAAATGCCGTCGTCTAGTACGTCAGCTAAGTTCTCGTCAAAGTCGACGTCTTCTTCGCCCTTTTCAATATCAAGAATCTCTTCACCGCCAATGCTGACTTTCAGCGCTTCTGGATCTTCGATCTCAATCTCGATGTCCGGCTCTTGATCTATGCCCGCTAAACCCTGTGGGGCTGCGTATAAACTTTTTTCTATGCTCATTTTTGGTCCTAGTAATATGCCGCACGTCTGCGGTATTTGTAAGTTAAGTCTTCTTGCTCATCTGTTTCAAGGCTGATAAAACCCCCCTGCCGATAGCGCAGCAGTGCCTGAGTCGTAGTATCCACGAAGTCGTCGTGTTCGCCAACTGGAAAACTAGCAATTTCTTCAATCACTTCTCTTGCCCAGCGGGTATCTGGCGCCCACACTTTACCTGATGTAAACAAGTCCGCTACAGCGTTTAGTCGCACCATCTTGTCGTTGCCGCGTGAGGGTGAAAATTCCTGCACCGGAATGCCGATTAGTCTAAGTTCTTGTATCAACGGCGCTCCAGCTGCCTTTTTCTCCACAATAAACGCATCTGGCTTCCACTCTTTGTAGTGCTTGAGGGCTATTTGTTTAAGTTCCGGGAAGGTCATGCGGTCTTTAAACGCGTCAAGCAGGATGATGTTCGGGCTGCCTTTATCCTCGTTATCGTAGAAAACACCCCATGTTGTGCACGCAGAGTAGTCGGAGTTGTTCTTCGTTTCAAACGCCGTATCCCAAGACTGTATCACGTACTCGCACGGGGGTGGATCTTCGCCATCCCATATTTTCCAATCCTTCCGCCCTACTAGCGCTGACATATCACTGGTCGGGTTCTGCATGTACTGGGCGTTCCAGTACCGTGGGTCGATGGACTGCTGGGTATTTTTTAACGCTTCTAAGCTCCACTGCGCAGGCCAAAGCGATTTCTCATCTTCTGTACCGGCATTAACAATGGCGGGCAGCTCTACGATTTCCCAAGGTATGGTCTCTGGGTTTTTAATCTGATAATCAATCAAACGCCCCGTCAAATCCAGCAACGACCACCTCGTCATTATCACAATGATCGCACCCCCCGGCATCAGACGTTGCAGCGGACCTGTTTGAAACCAAGACCACGCATTGTCAAACGCCAAGCGGCTGTTTGCCTTCATATCCTGTTCAGAATGTGGGTCGTCAATAACAAATAAATCTGCTCCGCGACCAGCCAAAGCGCCGCCAACACCAGCTGCGTAATACTGACCACCAGCACCAGTACTCCATTTCCCAGCCGCTTTTTGGTCGTCGGCAACGACGGTGTCTGGAAAGATTTCTCGATATTCTTCACTGTCAATTAAGTTCCTTACCCTCCGACCAAAGTCCTCGGAGAGGGACGCCGTATGTGTACCCATGATAATTTTCTTATGTGGGAAGTTGCCTAAAAAATAGGCAGGAAATAAGTAAGAGCTGAACTCCGACTTACCCATACGTGGCGCAATGTTGATAATGACCCGCTTTTTCTTGCCATCGACTACGTCTTGGAAGATTTTAGCTAAGCGCTTGTGGTGCGGGCCTACTTTAAACCCGGGATAGATCCGCTTTGCAAACTCTATTGGGCTGGTTTTAGCTGTGTGTAGCCCAAACCGGTGTTCTTTTTTCTCAAGGTCAGCTAGAAACGCCAGTTTCTCAACCTTATCCATGTCTTTTAGCGCTTTTTGCGCCGCCAATGCTTCTTCTGGGGTAAAGAAATCTAGATTCATGTATACGTTTTTAGGGTTTTTATGTACATCTATGTTTATGTGTCGTTTTTTTCGTCTTTTGTATACACGTCTTCTACATCCACTACGTCTACCGTTCCCATGTAGCGCCCCAGCTTCTCTTTGATGCGCGCATCTAACTCTTCGTCTGTCACATCTTCTGACTTGACAGCAATCCTGTCCGTAAACAACGCCACTTCTGTAACCTTGCCCAACATTTCTAGTGCTTTTAGGCGTATACGGGCGTCGGGGTGTTGTATTTCTTTAACAATGTGGCTTACCGCCATGCTTCGGAGTTCTTCTGCCTGCTCGACAAACTTCCACTGGTAGGCTGTAACCATCCCAACGGCGGCTTTTATCTCTTCGGGCAGGTCTAATTGAAGCAGTCGGTTTTTTGCGTTGGGGTCTGAGCGTATTAATGCGTTAAACGCGTCAGCGGTTTTTTCTTCTTGGGCTTCGGTTAGTGTAGCTTCGTCATCGTCATTGAACTGGGCTAGCCAGTCAGATGTTTTCTTTTGGGAGTTTAGCGTTTGCGCCGGTGTGGTTGTGTTTAATTCAGTGAAAGGGGTATTGTCGGGCAGGATGTCCGGTACAAAATCGGCAGCAGCAGCATTCACAAGATGCTCAAGAAACAAAACTAATCCCCCTTTGGTTGCGTGTGGTGCTCACGATTGGTTCTGATTCTACTCGGTTTTTTGTTTTGTGTGTATACTTTCTTTACCACGGCTTTTCACTCCTTCGTTTGGGCCATGGTTGTTGATTAGTACATCCTCCTTGACCCCCACCTAACCCGTGGGGGTTTTTTTCTTTATACTGGGCGTGTCCTTCACGTGGACTCGGGGGTGGTAGCTTTTTAGCTTCGCATACTTTGGTGCTACTACCCCCACCTACCTTCTGTCTAAAATTAGACAAGCACCCCTCAAATTTTTATATTTTTTGTGTAGTTACCTACACTTTTTTTTACGTTGGCGCGCTTTTTTTTTACAAATGGACAACTTTTGACATTTTTTAGTTTTGCGGGTGAGGAACAGTATTACACCTAACAAGCCATGCCAACGCCGTTAACTGTTGGTGGGTATCGGGTGGGGTCAAAAGACTGCACAAGCCGTTGCCAAACACCCCTAAAGTTATAATGTAGTTGTCGAGTGAGGGTTCATTCGGCATTAACCAAACGAAGGAGTAATACATCATGAGTAAAGCAATCGTTGTATCGTTTTCCCAATTCGCTTTCGGCTTAGGCAAGCAAGGTCGCCTGTTACGAGAGTCAAGTATCGTATGGCACAAAGAGTACGTGCAAGCCGATAGTGCAACACGCAAAGAGAAACTACACGAGTGGCTCGTACAGCACTTGCAAGGCGGGCTAGATGTTACGCAACAAGTTGCGGAGAGAATTCTCTCCAAGCCACGCACAGAGAGAAGCAAGGTACACAACAACGCCTATTCAAAGGCTTACTCTGATTATCGCTATCACATCATTCGCCCCGAAACTAAGAAGGGCTCAGCAACAAGTGGCACAGTATCCACTCAGGTAGATGTTGTGGAACAGGCTTTGGCTTTGGTCGAGTCAATGACCAAGGCTCAGCAAGACAAGTTCCGCACTCGTGTTACCTACAAGAAGTAATCGGGAGAGAATTCTCTCCAACAAGTTGTACAGAATAAGCAGAGTTAGTCAAGCGGGCGAGGCTACTCTGCTGTTTCATTCCATGTCAAATCGCCCGACATTCCACAACGAAGGAGTAATACCATGCAAAAAGAATCAATAACCCTTGAGGGCGAAGACTACAAAGCCCTTGTTGATGTTATGCAATATGTTTTAGAGAACGAGCGTAAGCACTATGAGGAATGCGAGGGTGATATAGACGCACTACGCAACCACATATGGTGGAAGGCTCGCATCTTGTTGCACGCAGTTAACACTTAACCTCGGAGAGAATTCTCTCCCATTTCACAAGGAGTTGCACAATGCCTCAATTCTCAACCTTCATAGTCTGCTTGCTTTATCACGAGGGTCGTTCACCCGAATACATTGCCAAGCACCTACGCACCACAGTCGCATCAATCGAAGCAATCTTACAAGCCAACTACACAGGAGAAGCACCATGAAAATCAAAAACAACCCAACTGGATACCATGTCATCTACAAAGAAGACGGGCTTATCTGCTCATTCCAACGCACGCCCGACGGCACAATGAAATGCCACGACCACTACAAGACGGCACTCAACGCACTCAGAAAGTTAGGTGCTAATGATGGCTTTCAAGATGGCTGGTTCATTGTGTCGTCTGTCGCTTTGGCTCGTTGCAAGTGGGCAGAGTGATGATGCTGATGGGTTCTCTGCAACACATTGTGGAGAACCCCTGTTTTTACCCCAAGTTGACAATAGTCTACCATTTGAGCACAGGTGGACACATAGTGGACGCCCGCAAAGCCATACACAATATGACTGCGTCAACTTGGCAACCTACCTATATATATATAAAAGAGAATAGAATACATAATAATAAGAGAGAAAAAAGTGGACAGAGTTTACTTGTTGAAAGATTTAGTTACTTTAATAAAACCCTGTGGCTCGTATACACCTAGTGCACAACTCTCACGAACCTATATACTGTATACTTCTCATGGCGTCTACATATATGCCCACCTACTATTAAATGGTAGACTATTGTCAGGTTTTTAGGAGAACATCATGCACGAGCACAGGGGAAAATCCGTCAACACACAGGCTGGAGAGAATTCTCTCCCGACAACGGTCAT